GCTTTGCGTTTTCCCAAGATGATGCAGGCGTATGGCTATGACGTGATTGAGTACAGCAACGAAGGAAGTGAAGCTAATGCAACAGAGCACGTACCAATCCTGACCGAGAAAGAATTCAAGAAGTTTTACGGTGATCGGAAGAAAACTGACTTCCATGGCAATGATGCAACTGTTGGCAGCGAAGGGCATCAAACGTTTGAAGAACGTTTAATCGTTGAAATGCGTAAACGCTTGGAGCCACATGACATTATTTGTCATCCCTTCGGGCACGCCCATCAAATCCTTATGGAGAAGTTCCCAACTCATCACCATGTCGAGACAGGGATTGGGTATCCGACTTTGATGCCGAACAGTTTTCGAATTTTTGAATCGTATGCCTGGATGCATTACCACCAGGGCAAAGAAGACAGGCAGGGCAAGAACTATGAATGGGTTGTGCCTAACTACTTTGATTTATCTGATTGGGTCCCTAGTTATGAAGAAGGAAAGTACATTGCTTTCCTTGGTCGCATTTGTTCCGTCAAAGGGATGGACACCATTAAGGAGTTGGCAAGCCACAGTCCATGGCCAATTGTCATCCACGGTCAAGGTGACCCAACCCCCTGGAGCCATCCGAACATTAAGTACGGCGGTCCGTTGGTAGGTCGTGAACGGTCTGATTTCTTAGGTAAAGCACGTGCAGCTTTGATGCCAACTAATTTCACTGAGCCATTCGGCGGCAGTGGTGTAGAAGCAATGTTGTGCGGCACTCCGTTAATTGCAGTTGATTACGGAGCCTTTACTGAAACCATTATCGAAGGTTACACAGGTTTTCGCTGCCATACGCTCCAAGATTGGATTGACGCTATCCACGCAGCAGGAGATCTCGACCGTCAGGTAGTTGCAGCCACTGCCAGGTCTCGTTACAGCCTGGAAACCTGTGGAGCAAAATATGACAAGATCTTTAGAACAATCGATGACCTTCACCACGCGGGTTGGTATCAGTTACGAGAGCCGTCCAAGATTGACTACAATCACCTCGATGCCGAAGAACGTCCATTTGCAAAGCGACTCACAAGTTGGATTGGGGAGAATCTTCATCCCACACACGTACTAGATCTTGGTTGCGGGCCAGGTACTTATGTTGATTGCTTTACTGACCTTGGAATTGATTGCATTGGTTACGACACTGATTTGCGTGTCGAGAATCAAGATCGCCTTCTTTGCAAGAGTCTTTTTGATCTTGAGCATTCTGCACCTGTCGTCTTATGTATGGAAGTGGCAGAGCACATTGATGGGTCCGAGAATCAGCGGATTGTTGACACAATGCATAAAGCATTGGAACCTGGCGGCGTGTTAATTTGGACTGCCGCTAAACCAGGCCAAGGTGGCGTTGGTCACATCAACTGTCAAACCAAAGACTATTGGGAACTGCTACTTGAAGATACAGGTTTGATTCGTGACCGGGAAATTGAGGCCCAGTTAATTTCCTTTATTGAGAAGGGTTATCATATGGGTTGGTTCCTTCAAAACCTTTTGGTGTTTCGTAAGCCATGACCAACACACCAGGCTTTGGCGATGTTGTTGACTCCACTAAAGCTTCAAGTGAAGAACAACTCACACGCCGTCAATATGGATTCAGCTCCGTTTATTACGACGGATCTCCCACTGTTTACAAAACTGGAGATGTAGTCAACTTGCCCTACGAGGCAAATGAACTATCCTCCATGGAGTCACTTGGCCTTGCTTGGGCAGCATACGCAGAAGGCATACTGCCCGAAGACTGATACCTTAGGCTGCCGCAGCAGCAGCCTCTAGTTTGCGAAGTTGCTTGCGTACTGCTGCTACGTTCCAGCGATAGGTGTCGCGTGAACGTGTATCAGGAAAGGCAGCGTAGTGGGGGCCAAGCTTCAGTGTGCCGTCATCGCGGTACTTGAAGAGAGTCTTTTTATCAATGCCGAGAAGTTCTTCGGCTTGTTGGACCGTGACCCAACCTGGATGCTTAGCCATAAAAAGGCATTTGCGTGCCCCTGTACGTTATGGGACTCACGCAGGTTGTCAATGGATTTAAGTAAGATTTCATCTCTTTGTTTACAGTGGTCTACATGTCCTGAAATTAGAATAAGGTAACGGCAATAAAAGAGTATGTTCAACTGTGAGCAGGAACCCCTTTCCCTTCTCCTTGAATTAACTCCTAAATTGGCCAAGAAACGTTACCGTCAATCCATATACGATGCCTGGGACCACAAGTGTGGTTATTGCGAGGACCAAGCTACATCCCTGGATCACATTATCCCAAGGTTTCGTTCTGGTTCTAGTAATCGGAACAACCTTCTGCCTTGCTGCAAAAGATGCAATGCAAACAAAGCCAGTTCAAAAATGGAAGAATGGTATCCACAACAGACGTACTACACCGAAGTAAGGATGAACAGGATTGAGGCCTGGATACACCAAGAAATTATCGACCTGTTTACTTATAATATTGAGACGGTACCAGATACATTTGCTGCTGGATAATGGCATTAACTTATAACCCAACAAACAAACAATGGAACTTGGTAGCGGAAAAAACAGATCTTCCAACAAATCTACTTGCGCCAAAAACGGTTAAAATTTGGTCTAAAACAACAACATCTTCATACCTTGTCAAAGGGACCCCCTATTACAATTCTTATGTTTCTGACTTAACAGAATCGCAAACCAGTCCCGGACCTGAATGGAAAGAAGTTGGAACGCTTCCTGTTACGCATAGCGAAACAGATTTAAAAAACTTTTTAAACTCTAACAACCTTCCTCAAAGTGGAGAGGTGTCTGACGAATTTAAAAAAACGCTTGCCAACAATGCTGCAACTTATTACAACAATGAGTACATAAACAATGCTAACGCGCAAGAAAATGCTACCAACACACAAAAAAACACAGCATACAATACAGTTCTTGCAACAGCTAATTCAACCCAAGGGGGCGATTATGTTACGCAAAGAGAGCAGATTAGAAAGCTCCAGGGCATCAGTGATGCGGATAAATCACGCCTGGAGGATTACTTCAAAGACTTTTACTCAACTGAAAAGTTGCAAACCTGGGATGCAAACTTGGGGGCAAGGCCGCAGTACGGTGACTTTGATCCAAAGTACTACAAATCAATCAATCCAGATGTAGAACAAAAGTGGAAAGCTGCAGTTGCTAATGATGATATTGACATTACCCAAAGGTATTCTGAAAACTCTTATTACCTTCAACACTACACATCCCAAGGGAAGGCGGCTGGGATGCGTGGCAATGCCGCAGAACAAACAACAGCAGCAAACCAATACCTGGAACGCAAGCCAACCGATGCCGACATTCAGGCTGCCCGTAGCCTCCAGCTAGGCCTTAATACTGACACACAAACTAAACGTCTCTTGGCAGTACCCGAGGTTTCTGCTGAATGGGATAAAGCAAAGGCGGGTGATCAATACTGGAAAAAACTGGGCAAAGAGAAGTTTTTAAACCCAGAAAAAGAGGATGAGTTTGTGGCACTGTTTCGTTTGTCTCAACGACCAGAAGACAAACAAGTAAGTTTTGCTTACAACTTGAATGCTGGGTATGGCGTCACGGAATTAGAAGATGCAGTAAACAAAGCTGCAGGCGAAAAGGCAATGGTTGACGTAAAAAAATTTGGCGCTTTAACTCAAAATGTATTAAAAGATACAATTGAAGAAATGAAAAAAGCTAAGCAAAAAGAACAAACTCTTGGTTTTATGCGAGGGTTTTCTGGGTTTTCGGAAATCATGGATATCAGTAAAGAAATAAGTAACAACATACTGGGAGATTCTGGAGTGGGTGGAGTACTTGCTTTTACATCTGGCAAATCACCCCAAGAGTCTCTAGAGAAAAGTCTTCAAGGTTTAACGGGAATTAATAACAACACTACGTACAATTGGCAGCAATGGTTTGATACGCAATTAAAGAAAAAATATGAACAAGAAATTGAGCTTGGCTATAGTACTGAAACAGCCGAAAGCACGGTAAAAATTGAAGCTGAATTTGCAAAAGATTTTATCGAAAAATACTTAACTCCGCGTTTCAATACGTCTCGTTCAATAAGCGAATTTACTGAATATATGGATGTACGAGACAAAGAAAAAAATCCGTTTCAAACGGAAGACATGCTTAACGCAGTTAACAGGCTGGCTAGCGACAGCGCTGACCAATACTTGAAACAAGTTCAAAACACTCCCGATCGTTTTTTTAGTGCAGATTTTTATTTTAACCCTACTGGAGATTCTTCAAAAATTGATTCTTACTTAGAGCAAACAAAAACAATTACAGAAGATTGGGAAAAAGCAAAAACAGGGGATACATATTGGGCAAGCCAAGCCTATCGTTTTGGTGTTGATTTAAATAACAAAGAAGAGTTTGCTCGTATGCATTTTCAGGTTAAAGGGCAGGGCTTGGGTTATGATCCGGCTGAAAATATTTTGACACCTGGAACAGTCAAAGACGAAATATATACAAAAATTCTGCCAGCTCTTCAACAAAAAGCGTTGTATCAAGGGACCATATTTGGTGCTTTTGTTACGCCAGAGGAATTTGCCGATGCCGCATTAAAAGGTGTAGACCCATCTGATAAAACATCTTGGCAAAAAGCATTGGACAGTGTCGGACTCAAAAACTTTCAGGGAGATGTCGAAGATTTCAAAGAGTTAGTTGCAGAAACATTAAGAACTGGATCCGCGCAAAAAATACGACAAGAGATTAAATTTTTAAATGAAAAAGGCGAAAAACCCACGCAAGAAATTTTAGGATTTGATTACATTGAGCGACCGGAAGACTATAAAAAAAGTACTCCAGAATCAGAAACAGGACTTTATACAATGTTTAAAAAAGCCGGTTACAAGGGTACGGAAGACGAATTCTATACCAATGTATTTCCTGATACCGATCGAGCCGAACAGCAATTACTCACTAAAGCAAGCACGGGAAAAGGCTTGGAACTAAAAGAATTTAATTTTAGCGACCCATTTGCTTCCCTTGGCACACTTCAGGGTCTTTTTGGAGACGATGAAACAGAGGAAACAGATACGTCGTCAACTGAAAAAAGCATCTTTAACTTAGGATTGGATGATGAAGAAACAAGCTACAAATCAAAAACAGGTAGCCAAATCTTGGGTGAATTTACCTCAATGTTTAAAGGATTCTAATGTCTGACAAACGCAAAAAAGCCGCTGGTGCTGCCAAGTTGGCAAAAGATAAGATGGCTTGCAACAAACCGCAGCGCACTCCAGGTCACGCCACAAAGTCTCATGTTGTAAAAGCATGTAAAGACGGCGAAGAAAAAATCATCAGGTTTGGACAGCAAGGAGTTGAAGGCGCAGGTAAAAACCCAACTTCAGAAAAGGACAAGGCACGTCGCAAGTCTTATTACGCACGTCACAATGCACAAGATTCAAGTCCCGACAAAATGTCAGCACGCTACTGGAGCCACCGTGTAAAATGGTGAGCACCACATTGGTTTCCCATGGCCAACCCCAAGTCCAGCTCAGTCGTCAAGATTGAATCCCGCCCTAAAAAGACTCGTCAAGGACAGGGGCAACACTCACTTCCTAATCACGGACGCAAACAAACACGCGGCCAAGGTAAGTAAATTGTGTATGATTGGGAGTAACTAATGTTACTCCTATGTCGGATCTTTCCGCTGCGCTTAATCTGATCAGGAAATACGAAGGTTTTAACGAACAAGCTTTCGCAGATCCTCACACAGGGAAAGATCCGTACACCATTGGTTACGGCACACAGTTTTACCCTGACGGCTCTCCTGTCAAACGTGGTCAACGTTGTAGCCCACAAAAAGCACTGGAGTTGTTATTCCACGAAACAAATATCATTGACACCCAGCTGCTAAAGCAAAACCTGGGCCTTGATGACGGCATGCGTCAGGCCTTGATTTCTTTTATTCACTCCATCGGCTGGGAACCCTTTCTTTACAGCGCCATTATCGATTGCATTGAACACGAAGATTACTGCGGTGCCACGCGGGAAATGGGCCGGTGGATCTTCAACGCTGATCATCAAGTCGTTGGTAATCTCCTGGATCGACGCCGAGAAGAAATCAACCTGTTCCTCCAAGGAGTTGATGCAAATCCCTGGGCCTCTACCGAGGTATTGTTGACAGCATTCCGCAATTACACCGCAGCACCGCATCAGGTGAAAGCAGTGCGACGCTTGGAAGAACTCATGAGTCCATACATCCTGGCAGAGTTTGGAAACAACTTTCGGATTGATGAAAACCCTTGGTTTGATTTTAACGACCAAGAAGCAGATCTTCTGTCCGCCAGCTAGCATTAGAATAATTGCAACACGCAAATGAAGGCTGGAATGGAGAGATCAGTCGAGCCCAGGGAATTTGAACTCCCGTTGGAATTGCAGTTCTCCATGCGCAAGGCAGAACTTGCAGCGCAAGAGATGACATGGGATGAATTGCTGTACGCACTTTTGAACCTCTACCACCAGCGGTTGATGGAGTGGTATGCCATCAAAGATATCCTCGCAGCAGAAAACATCTCGATTGACTTCGACATTCCCACCGACTTGGAATTAGCAGAACTCGCCGCCGCTTGTATTGGCGACGACGAGGATGACGAAGACGAAGATGAGCTTCAACCGTTTTGAGCTTCATCCAAATCAATAAGGCGGTTGAGGTACCACTGTGCCTTCTTCAGTGATTCTGTCCCGCCTTTATGCTTCTCACGCCAGATATACTTCATGCAGTTGGCCTTGCAATAACCACGGAATTCTTCGGTGGTTAAAGCTGCCTCAATGGCTTCAATGCACTCAATGCCTCCATCGGTGTAGTGAGAAGGATGATTAACCACATCCTCCTGGAGCACCGGAGCCTTTTCTTTCGTTAGCCAGGGCACAGGACAAACGCCGTCCTTGCAGCCAGAATCGTCTGTTACCGGCTCAAACCACGACGCTTGCGTGACTGCTCCAGCATCTCCTCGCTGGGCCCCTCCAGGTCCAGCACTAACGCCCTGGGTTTCGGTGATGCCCCCATCTGCAGGCCCTCCTCCATTGACGGAATGTACCCCGTCATTCCAGGCCGTTGCCCCTCTAGATGCAGTGGATTCCTTTCCTGCCCCTGTTGACATGCGACCAAGCCTCGGTTGTACATATCCATTAATGGTACATCATTCGCTTCATTGTCGAGCGGTGCACCAAAATCTTCTTCGCTGAGGCAGCGGCACTTTACTTCGTCTTGAATGAAGCTATCTAAGAAACCTGCGACGCCATGCATGGCGAATACCCTGGTTGATTTATTGCTTCTACAATGATACTATGGCAAAATTCTTTGACCCCAATTACGATCCAACGGCTGACGCTGGTACGTCAGGGGCTGAGGTTACTGACCTTAATCCTGAACAGGCGTACGATACAGATTTACGTCGTTTCCCGTCAGAAGAAAGACAAGCTGTTGAATCGTTAAACGATAATCAAGACCGCGTTGGTAAGTTCTTCAGAGCAGCCAAAACCGCTGGGGCATACCGACAAAGAGCAGGTATTGCTGAACCGACCATCCGAGGTAAAACCCCAAGAACAGAAGCAACAATGGACGGTGTTGCACTGCCAAGTATGGGGGATACAATCGGACGAGCCGGAAGTACCGGCTACGCCCGTAAACCTGGATCAAGCTTTGGTAAGCAATACTAAACCTGGGAGAACACAACGTTCTTTGGTTGGTCTTGATACTTACCTTTCCGGTCCTGGTAAGTAACTTCACAATGGCTACCAGTGTGGAACAAAAGCTGAGTGATTCCCTCATTCGCATAAATGCGATTGAATAAACCAGTGCAGTTACTGATTTCAAGCGTAAGGTACCCCTCCCATCCCGCTTCGGCAGGCGTGATGTTTACCATGATCCCTGACCGTGCATACGTAGATTTACCAACAGCTACAACACTGATGTTGCTAGGGAGCTTCAAACGTTCGTGCGCTACCCCAAGACAGTAACCGTACGGCGGCAGCAAGAAGTATTGACCACGTTCGTCCTCCCGCAGATCCGCTGGCTTCAAAATGTCTGGATCAAAATTCTTAGGGTCACAATCCCCTGCTTGTACACGGCCAAAAATCAGGCACTGACTAGGTGACAGGCGAATGTCATATCCGTACGAACTGAGGCCGTAACTGAGAAGTTTTCGTCCATTCTCCTTGCTTACCAAATGATCCACAAATGGATCAATCATCCCATGTTCAAGGGCCTGCTCACGAATTTCCCAGTCGGCAAGGATGCTCATAATTCCTTTTAATCCTTTTCACTCTAGAGAAATTAACAGAGAATGTGCCCCCTTGGCTCGTAAATATCCTTAAAACGTTCGATCGCTTTCCCCGTATCTTCCATGGGGGGCAGGTACACCAATAGTGAGGTGCACGTTTTATGCACGCCAACACCTGTGCTCTTGCGAACTGTTAACGTCGGTGGCGTCCGCAAGATGCAGATGGGAAAATCAAAGATTTTAAACTCGTAACGAATCATGTCCGGGCAGTTGGTAAAGTACAAGCCCTGACTTACTTCCCTTGCTAACCAGCTGCGATACAGCTTTCGAAACCACACCGCATGTGACGATGTCAAAGTTGGAGAAGAAGACCGTGTCATCTTCCAACGCTCATTCTTCTTGTCCCAGAAGTATGCACCGCTGGGAGGAAAGACGTAAACCTTGCCGTACCACGTTTGGCAGTTCAATCCATCGTCAGATGGAGTGAAATACTTTTTGGCATCGACATATTCATTTGCAAAATCCGAGCTGGCAACATCAAGATCAATACCCTCCATCAGGGCGTGCGCGGCTGAAACCAGGTCAGAACTTGTGATTAACTCACGATCTTCTGCGTGAGCCTTAATGTTTTCAATTGCCATCAGTCTTCCGATACTTTGTTGTAGTCGATTTCCAAATAACGCATCCCTGCTGCATCATTGATGATGTAACCAGCCTTTTCCGTTGGATCAATCTTCTGTGCAGCACTGAGGATACGCCTAAATGTCTCAGCTAAATCACCATCATTACCGCGCTCGCACTCCTCTTGCGCTGAGTGCATCTCCTTTAGCGTCATGAAAAACATCGAACGGTCGGAGTTGTCAGGTTGAAACACCATCACCCCTGGACCTTCATGCTCCCACATTTTGCAATAATGTTGCCCCATGTCACCAAGGATCAACTTGATAGTGGCGTCAAGCATCTTGGCTTTCGTTTGATCAAGCTCAGGACCGATCACCGATGCGATCAACTTTTCACGACGGCTCATTTTTGATCAACCCCTGCTTGATTAGTGCTTCCAGTAGTTTATTGGTTGGTTTGTACAAGACAACCATCTTGCCCAGGATACCGCGTTTTTTTACGAGGCGTCCAGTATCGTCCTTTAGTTTTTCAAATTCTCCTGAACGGATCAGATATTCTGCCACACAACGTAACCGTCGTTTAAGTGGCAATTCGGCTTGCGGGAATTTGCCGCAGATCGTATCAGGTGTTAAGTCCTGGAACGCAAGACGCAAACGATTGGCAAGTGTCATACCAAAGTTCGCATCTTCTTCTTCATAATTTTTTAAGTTTTCCAGGTATCTTTGCAAGCACCCGTCATCGAAAGATCCTTCGGGTGGTAAAAACATTTCCACCTGATCCGCAAGTGACGTTGGCAATACTTCCCTGTAATTGACCAGGGTTACAACCTCAGTTTCAATCCCGTGAAATCTGTGCGGCATTATACGAGACGATCGGGGTTGGTTGTCTTATATTTCGTCGACCGTGCACCTGTGCTGCCAATAAAATCCCAGAGATCACTTTGGCGATTCTTGCAGAATGCGTGGATCATCTGGTTCCATGGGATACGAATAACCGCTTTACGATTGGGATCTGGCGAAATATTGACGTAGTGAACACCTTCTACCCAACCCTTGTCAGGAGTCTTGCGTCCAATAGAAATCCAATTTCTGATCGTTTGATCGGATACGCCCAACCGCTTGGCACACTCCTCAGTTGATACGTATTCATCTGCGTAAATCTGGGGATTCAAGATATTTGTTTCGTCTTCTCCGTAACGACTGTGCCACATTGACGAAAGGATGTTGCGAATACCCTTGAGTTCGGTGGCAATATCCTCCAAACCTTTTCGTAATCCGTAGTTCATGGCGACAAATCCTCTCTATAGATGCTAGTGTGTGTGAAAAGGTTTTGCATCATGGAAGAACAAATTCCCCCTAGTCAGTTTCCGGGTCAACCCACTGGTCAGGACTATTTCATGAATGAGATCAGTCCTGAAAATCTTGCAGCAATGAAAGCAAGGGCAAAAGAACTAGCCATCCAACAAACTTTGGCCCAGCAAGCGAGCTTTCAACAGCAACCACCCCAAGTGATTTACGTTCGGCGCAACCTTACCGTCGCGGAATTACTGGTTGTATTCCTCATTTCTTGTGGAATTGTAACAGGAATCCAATTTGTTTGGCACGGTGTCTCCAACTTACTGCCTAAAATTGAAGTAAGGGTTAAGTGAGCAAAGAGAACTATAATTAGGTATAATACTGCGCAGTATAAGTAGGTGGCTAACAGAAGGATCAGCGAATTTCCTGCAATTAGCGGCGCTGATATTAATGAAGAAGACCTAATGACACTGGTCCACGTTTTTGAAGTGGACCCGGTACTGCGCAACAAAAAAATTACGTTCACACAGTTTCGTTCATATTTAGATCAGTATTACGCCAATGTTACCGGCGAAACAATCAGTGGCAACGTTGTAATTCAAGGTGGTTTAACCGTTAGTGGTGCAACAAGCCTGAGCACAGTAACGAGTTCGGGCCTTGGAACATTCAGCGGTGTTATCGTCCAAAACAATTTAAATGTCAGCGGTACTGCCAGTGGGACAACCTTCACTGGTTCCATGGCAAACTTTGTGTCCGGACGATTTACCGACAGAGTATCCGGCGCCACAATCACCGGCAATAACATCCAAGCAACCACGGGTAACTATCAGTCACTTACTGGTGTAACTGGTGTCTTCACAACTAGTCTCTCTGGTGCGACAATTACCGGCAACGTTGGTCAATTTACCACAGTCTCAGGTCAATCAATTTCTGGTGCAAACATCACCGGTGTTTCTGGCGTATTCACCACCCAGTTATCCGGTGCCACAATCACAGGCAATACCCTTCAAGCGACAACTGTTACCGGTATTACCGCTAACGTCACCACAGGAAACTTCCAGACACTTACGGCTGCCACTGGAATTATCCAGTCGACACTTACAGTCACTGGCGTTAGTACGTTTATTGGCTCAGGTCTTTTTCAAGGTAACGTTAATGTCACTGGTACTCTCAGCGGCAACACAATTACTGGTGCAACGGGCGTCTTTACATCTGTAACAGGTGTATCCGGTGTCTATACAACACAGTTATCGGGTGCCACGATTACTGGCAACGTTGGGCGCTATACATCAATCACCGGTGTTACGGGCGTCTTTACTACATCTGTTTCGGGTGCCACCGTTACGGGCGATGTGGGACAATTCACAACCGCAAATACTGTCACAGGGAACTTTACGTCACTTACGGGTACAACTACAACTGGTACACTGGCTCGATTTACAACTGTCACTGGTATCAGCGGTGCATTTACATCGTTAACAGGACAAACAATCACAGGTGTTAGTGGTGCATTTACATCCCTGACCGGGGTAACAGGCGTATTTACTACATCGTTATCAGGCGCAACCGTAACCGGTACCACGGCTCAGTTCACTACCGTCACTGGCATTAGTGGAGCATTTACTGTTCTTACTGGTGTAACCATAACCGGCACAACGGCCAACTTTGCGTCAGGTGTATTTACAACTCAGCTTTCAAGTACGACCGTCACCGGTACAACCGCCAACTTCACAAGTGGTATTTTCCAGAACCTAACAGCAACCAACCAGACGTTTAGCGGCAACCTCACATTTTCCGGTAATACAACAACACTTGGATCTGGTTTCATTACTTCCGGTCTTAGTGTTACTGGAACAATTAGTGGCATCACTGTTACAGGCACTGCAGGTCAATTCACAACTGAAACGGCTGTCACCGGTAGCTTCACGTCATTAACCGGTACAACAACGACCGGTACGACTGCCAACTTTGCATCTGGCGTATTCACAACCGTAGTCTCTGGTACGACGGTCACGGGTAATACCGTTAACGCAACCACAGGCAACTTCCAATCAATTACTGGTGTCACTGGCGTATTCACAACGTTACTGTCTGGTGCTACCGTAACCGGCACAACGATCCAAGGCACAACAATCACTGGCGTAAGCGGTGCATTCACTGTTGTTACCGGTGTAACTGTCACAGGTACAACCGCCAACTTTGCCAGTGGCGTATTCACGACACGAGTCTCTGGCACAACCGTAACTGGTAATACGGGTCAGTTTACAACTGTCACAGGTATCAGCGGTGCATTTACTGTTGTAACAGGCGTAACTGTTACCGGCACTACGGCCAACTTTGCATCCGGTGTATTTACCACCGTCGTTTCAGGTACAACCGTTACTGGCACAACGGCTAATTTCACAACTGCAAATGCTGTCAGTGGTAACTTCACGTCGCTAACCGGCACAACAACCACTGGTACTACCGCCAACTTTGTCAACGGTAACTTCAGTACACAAGTCTCTGGCGTTACAGTGACCGGTGCTACGGGTGCATTTACCAATATCACTGGCGTTACGCTCAGGGTGACAACTCCCTCTGGTGCAACACCAGCCATTGTTTGTTCCGGTGTTGTTTCCGGTAGTGCATCTGGTTTTGTAATTCAAGGACCATTAATCATCCTTCCTTAATTTTTTGGCTTAAAATAAGTAAAAACAGGTAAGCAACAATGCCGTACGGAACTATTAAGATTGATACGATTACGTTTACGGATGCGGGCGTAGATAAGAGTGTTTCAATTTCAGGTTTAGTTCAAAACCCCACGTTTACAGGTAACGTAACTGTCACTGGTACTGTTTCTGGTACAACTGTTCAAGCCACAACAGTAACAGGTACAACTGCTAATTTTGTATCGGGTGTTTACACAACTCAAATTTCTGGTGCAATCGTCAAAGTTCCAGCCGGAAGTGCTGGTGCACCAAGTATTCAAGTAGGTGTTGGCACAAGTGTGGCACCTGGTTTATACGGTGCTGGCACTGACCTTTTGGGTATTAGCACAGGTGGTGCGGGGCGTATTTTTGTTGACTCAACAGGAAGACTTGGAATTGGAACAAGTACCCCAAGTGCTCCATTAGCAGTTATTGGTGCTGTTATTGGCGAATCGTTTGGAACGAATGCCACAAGTTTGGCAAGTAGTGTCGGCAACGGTGTGTTTTCTCCCGCTAGCAACACGCTTGGTTTTACAACCAATGCAACTGAGCGGATGCGGATTGATGCAGGTGGCCGTTTGTTGGTTGGGACGAGTGCCGCCTATTCAATTCTTGGTTTTCAAGCGGGCACGCAACTTGCAGCACAAGATGGGACAGTTTTATGCATTAGAAACACCGAAAACAATGCAGGTACTGAATTCAACTGCGCCAAATCCCGTGGAACAGCAGGTGCTGCAACAACTGTGGTGTCTGGTGACACTATTGCCATTCAACGTTTTGCCGGGTTTGAAGGTACGTCTTATGTAGAAGCTGCCCGTGTAGCAGTGCAAGTTGACGGCACCCCCGGCACCAATGACATGCCTGGTCGTCTGGTCTTCAGTACCACTGCTGATGGGGCGGCAAGTCCTACTGAGCGGATGCGTATTGATTCCAGCGGCAGGGTGGGGATTGGCATCACAAATCCTGGCAGGACCTTAACTGTTGGCTCAAGTGCAGATACTTCAATCCAGACATTATCAACAGGCACCGGATCGTATGTGCAATTTACTGATTCAGCTAATAGTTCATACATTGGTACTAATAACGGCAGCATTGTTTTTCTAAATCCGACGACCGAACGCGCCCGCATCGACTCCTCAGGCAGGCTGCTGGTGGGGACGAGCACGGCGCTTACAACGTTTTTTGGCACTGCTGTTGACAAATTAGCTATTGCTGGAGGGGCAGCTCCCCAGGTCATTGGTTGCTATGTGAATAATCAATTTGCAGCACGATTAGATTTTGTTAAGTCTCGTTCGGGGACGGTCAACGGTCAAACGGTTGTTCAAGTAAATGATACGTTGGGCGAGATTTATTTTGGCGGGTCTGATGGCACTGCTCCAATACCTGCTGCAAGAATTTATGCCGAAGTAGACGGCACCCCCGGCACCAACGACATGCCAGGACGCCTGGTGTTCAGCACCACTGCTGATGGCGCTGCATCGCCTACTGAGCAACTCCGCATCTCCAACGGCGGCACCGTCATCTACAACCAGCCTGCACCGGCAGCCGTAGACACCACCGCCACACTGACCGTTGCCAACCTCACCGCCAAGATCATCACATCATCCACTGCTGCGGCTGTCACAATGACACTGCCCACTGGCACACTGATGGACGGCGGTTTCAGCGGCCTCTACAACAACATGGCCTTTGAGTGGAGCGTCATCAACACCGGCGCCACAAACGCTGTGACAGTTCAGGGCGGCACTGGCCACACCGTCGTCGGCTCAGGTACTGTTGCTGCCAGTAATTCAGGTCAGTTCCTAAGCCGCAGAACAGGCGCAACAACTTGGGTTACCTACAGACTTTCAAGCTGAATTTATTTCAATTACCTTATAACGCCCGCTGCAATGGCGGGTTTTTTGTTTATTTGGTATTATGAATGCAGTAATTCTTTTATTATGACTGCTTCCATCACCTGGGACATTGCAACCCTTGATCGCCATCTTGATGATGATTGCGTTTACACTGTTCATTACACGGTTTTCACAGAAGATCAAGGCGAATTTGCCAGCGTTTATGGCAGCGTTGGACTTGAAGCGCCTGATGCGGACGATTTAATTCCCTATCAAGACCTGGACAAAGCTACTGTCATTAGTTGGGTAAAGAACAAATTGGGCACTAAACAAGTAGCCACAGTGGAAACCACACTGAAACAAGCGCTACAAGATCGGTTATCTCCCAAAGATGCCAGTGGCACTCCTTGGTAATTTTTGTTATAGTTTATTGAAAACTATTGGTTATTATGGCCTGCAAAAAATCCCAACTGGTTTCTGCCATTAATTCTTTTGGCGCCGCTCGTGCTACTGCCGATGGCAACTTGATCGCATTTGCCGCTGATTTAATTGGGCGGCTTATTGAAACTTTGGAATTTGAACCAGAAGATGAGAAGGATGATGTCATCACTCCTGAAGTCATGCCAGAAGAAACCCTTGAGTGATTAATAAACTTGACTTAGAGTTGGAAAAAGCTTTAAGTTAAATGTCCATAAAACTCGTAGACGCGGCCGAGTTTTTTAAAGGGCTGCCTCATCAAAATGACGCATTTAATTGGCTCCAGGATCAGGTCTCTTCCTCGGTCCTGGAGACTTTTGCGTCTAAGTACCGAGACAATAACAAGTCAAAACCTACCCAAAGTTTTGACAACACGTGGGACGGTGTGCTTGCGGCAGCAAAAGCAGCGGGCAGTAAATACCCTGAAGTTGTTGCAGCTCAGTGGGCACTGGAATCAGGTTGGGGCAAACACACGTCAGGTACTCACAACTACTTTGGATTAAAAGGAAGTGGATCCAACGTCAACACCCAAGAATTTCTCAACGGTAAATGGGTCACAATTAAAGCCGGATTCATTGATTTTCCTGACCTTTACACCTGTGTTTGTTACCTAGTCGAGCGCTGGTACAAAGACTTTGGTCGTTACAAAGGTGTTAATCGTGCCAAAAGTGTTGAAGAATGCGCCAGGCTTTTGGTTACAGAAGGATATGCCACTGACCCCAACTACGCAACAAAATTGATTGGCATCTTATCCAAACAAGATAAGCCCGCAACGCCAGCAGTAAAACCTGAAACGCCAACTAAATTCCAACCCTGGAGCCCATTCACAACTAAAGTCACGGAACACATCACCTACGGTGAATTGACTTTGAATCAAGAAGCTCGTCGTTTTACCAAGCAGTATCAGTGTGAGACAGCTTTGGAACTGTGTAAGTTCTTAGAAAAAGCACGTGCTGCATTTGGGAACAAGCCGTTGGTAATTACCAGTGGTTCACGGCCGGAACCAATTAATTCACAAGTTGGTGGTGCAAGAAACAGTGAACATACCTACGACGCACCCTCCAAAGGTGCCGTTGACTTTTACATTGATGGTGTCAGTGTCTACACACTGCAAGATTGGTGTGACAAAAATTGGCCGTACTCAGTTGGTTATGGTGCCAAAAAGGGATTCGTCCATCTTGGAATGAGGGAAAGTAAAGCGCGAATTCGCTGGGACTACTGATGGCTAAAGTAAAAAACAAAGATCCACACATCCGTGTCAATATGTGTTGGCAAGTTGGGGATGAAAAAAAATGCGCCACACTCTCGAAAGAGGCGGCGTATGCAACACGAGATTGGGTAGAGAAACAGGGCGGATGCACCTGGTGGTTTCAAGCGTTGCCCGATTGATCAGCGATCCTTGGCGCGACCAACCAACAGAGCACCGGCTTCAAGGAAACGATAGAGATAACCAATAAATGTGTCGTCTTTGCGCGTCGGGGTTAGAGCGCAAATCAATGAACAAAGAGCGTGGAAAGCAAACAAGATTTCCAGGTAACGCTGAAATTGGGACATGATCAATACCTTTTTCCTTATTCTAAAGTGCTAGGCCTGTAAATATAGAAAGATTTAAGATCTGGATTTATTCTCCACCTTGGATCTTCGTGCGTTTCAAACCAACGTCGCCACACTTTGAATTGTTTGTCTGGCACTGCAGACTCACACCTTAAACACAAAGAATCACCAGGTGGTAAATCAGCTACCCAATGACGAACCTGGCGGATAGCCAAAGCTTGTATCTTGTTTCCTTCTTGCCCTGTCAAAGATGCCGACAAGGAACGCACCGACTTTTTGTTGCGTTTATTAAGCCAATCATTGATTTGACGTTTTGATTTACCAACTGCCAAGCTGGCCAACCATATGCAACCGGCATCTGTTTTCAACCAGGGCAATAAACGCATCTTAAACACATACTGGTTATTCAACAAGTATGTTGTAACTTTTTTGCGACGTTTAAAGCGCACTGCTTTACACGTCATAAATCCTACAGGCACTGCACCCTGGGTTCTTTTTACAATACTCGTCCCAACAATGAGCTGGCGTTGGCTTCAATTTTGTTCTAAATGGTTTAAACCAGATAGCAAAAAACTGTTTGATCATAGCCTATTCGTCAAAGGAATAAAAAGATCAGGGAATTTGTCAGTGTCCTGATGCTCTGCCCACCAGGCGCTTTTCCATTCAGTTAAAGAGTGATCATGAATGGTGGAAAAATATTCTTCCTCATTATAGGCTTCCGTAAGAAACGGGTATTCGTTAATTTCTGTCAACGGTATTCGTGTGCCAATTAGCCAAGTGGCTCCCGATAACACAGTGACGGTTGCTCCAGATTCAATGCTACATAAAGACTCAGAAAAACCATTGGGACGATTTGGATTAGTTGAAATTATTGTATCAACAGTGACAGGAGAAAAAATATCTAAAGTTCGGTTGAAATCAATTTCTGTTTCTTGTGATAAATAATTGGCAAAGTCTTCGTCTTCCAACGCAATATACATTTCCGTTGGCGGAAATTCAATTACAATGCCAACTTCATAATCAAGCGGTTCGTTGCGTGTTGTAGAAATACAAAGCAAATAACTACCTGCATCCAGGGGGAAATAACGATCGTCACCACGATCTAAACGAACGATAGAAAATTGGTTGTACAAATCAGATTGAGTTTTCATCACAGTACCTAAGTAAGGATGAAACACTTCATTATTGTTGATTATCGATACGGAGTCAGCATCAAAAATAGACTGCCCCTGAATTGGAATTGAATCCAAGTCATACGCAGAAACTTGAATGTAATTGGGGCGCGGCGGGCCTTTTGCAATAATGATCCAACCGGGGGAAGAAAGGTTGATCTTGAACCAATGATTGTAAGTGCCGCCGCCGAAGCCGCCGTTTGACGTTTGGTTGGTATCTTTGTAGCCGATGACTTTATTTTGCGGGCCCAGCTTACCCTTTAGATAGCGCAGTGAAGTTGTACTAAAGGTACCAAGTACCAATGGATTTGATTTACTGCGATTGGCTTGGGCAATAGCCGAGTTGCGCGACATTATTTGATATAATTCCTTTTCCTTATTGTAAGTGCGCTCAATTCAACCCTCATCGTATTCAGGTGGTGGTCCTGCTTCCCGTGGATTGGTAATCGTTTGTTTGTACTGCGTGGCAGCCAGAGCGTCAGCCTGTACTTTCTTCCGCGCCCTGGCATAGCACATCAATTTACTTGGCTCAAATTCCAAGACGAGTGGGTGAATGCGGCCAGGGGGATAGTCCCTGTTCCAGCTGGAAAGCATGTGGACAGGATTAAAACATTCCGGATTGCCACACACGCGAGTCACAAAGAACTTACCAACGTCTCCCCATGCGCACTGGTAGACAGCTTTATGGAGCGAGACGTATTCAGATGATTGCTTGGCATAGTGAGAACGGTAAGAAGGAAGGCATGCACGTTTGGAATTGCCACGTATGCGCCAGCACTCATCCATGGTTGTGACATTGATTCGGTTCCAGATCGCAGCGTATTTGTGCTTGTAGTTGGGATCCAGGTAGTTGATGTCAAAACCACAGACGTTCTTCCAGATTTTCTGGACACAGTAGTAACACCAGTGGTTGTCCTGGTCACGTATGTCGTGGTTATGCGGACACACGTAGCCCCGGTAGTAGCCGTGCTCATCGAGGGTCTTGTCGTCACATTGATTTGCATTTCGCAAATAACGAATGTTGAGCCGAGCGTTGAGTTCGGAAACCTGAGCAATCAAATTTGCCATGTCAGTTTGAGTCCAATATGAGATTGGTGGCAATGAACGCGCAATAATTAGGGAATCTGGAACGAAGGATCAGCTCCTTGCGGTTGTCACGGTCAGATGCGACGTGAATGACATCGCTCTCCAGGGGGTCCTGGCCGGTGCGCAGGAAGTAGACAAGCCTGTGGGCCTGGTACTGCCCTCCCCCCAGTCTCACCACGTAGTAGCGGGTGGCTGGGACGTATTTCCCGGCCATGTCTCCTTCAGCGTGCCAGCCCGTGGTACAGGCCCATTCCAGGCCCGATGGGTACCGAGTCGACAACCGAAGCTTGGATTCCAAGTGCCAGAGAGGTGGCAGTGGTACACGCGGTCTACCCATAAAACCCGAGAATGCCCCCTGTTTATCTTTATTAGATCCAAATGACACTTTGCCGAAAGTGTCATTATTTGTCAAGGAATCTCAAGTGAGATTGTACTTGAGACACTAAGCGCAACCCACCAATCCCACCGTCTCACTCCTGTCTCACCATGACTCAAATAATGACACTTTACTGAAAGTGTCATGTGCGTCACGTAAAGATAAAAGGGGGGCATTCTCGGATTTCACCCGTACCCCACCCCCTCAATGCGTACACCTTGCTACAAAAAATCCCCTGTTTCCAGAGGATCCATCACCTTGGCACCAATTAAGCCTCGGTCGTCTCACATGAGACCAGTCTCACGCCGCAGCCCCAACCGTGCGTTTTTCCTTCTTCTCCTTCTTTTTCTTCTTTGGTTTCTCTTCGACTTCCGGCTCACCACCCTCCATCACCTCCTGGAACACCCCACCAAACTGAGACGCAACTGAGTCCCAACTAAATTGAGGATCCGTCACTCGCTTGTAGCAGGCATCGGCCACACTGTTCAGGTACTCCCGATCGTCGTAGAGGTTGGCAAGGATCTGCGCCAGGTGTTGGTCGGAGGGGCAGGGCATCTCCCGTGCCATGTTGGTGTCTACATCCACGTGGTCACAACGAATCAGTGGGGCATAACCCTCAAAAATCTCTTTGGTGCTCGTGTGATCCGGCACCACTTGCGCCACACGGCAGGCAGCATTCTCAAAGTTAACCAGCTCCCAGCCACCCCCCTTGGTGGTATTGATCCCAATATCAGCTGCGTTATAGATGCAATTCAGGAACTCCACCGAAACGTTCGGCGGCCCCTGGTTGTTATTGGTCATGATGATGCGACCGTTCGGATCAAGTCCGTTCTTACTCATCTCCCGCCCGAAGAGCGGCATGATCTCCCACCCCTGATCCTTGGTACCGCAGTGCATATAAAGTTGCGTATCCGGACGACCGACTGCGAACTTGGCAAAGGCTGCAATCGTAATGTCCATCCGTTTGCGGAACTGATTCCTGTTGGCATTCAGGCAGATGAAGATGTCCTCCGACAGCCCCAGCTTCTTGCGTGCCTCCTTCTTATCCATAGGATAAAAGAGATCTGTATCCAAACCATGTGGAATTACATTGACCGGCTTGGTGATACCCGCCTTAAAGAATTCGTATGCACCAAATTCCGTAAATGCAATCAACGCATCCCATTCATTGATGTGTACATCGATGCCACCAATCCAGTTATAGCTATCCATCGTGAGGTAGCCACAGAACTTAAACTTCTTCTGCTGGTGCAGATCTTGAATACGCCTGTACTGTTCACTAACAATCCAAGGATCATTCAAGCTGAACACAATATCCGGCTGTTCCCTCTCAACAATCTCCCGAATGCGATCCTCACCAAAAGGCGCCTGCTGGAATCGGTTGGACGCGGGATACATCTTGAAATCTTTCTGCTCATCCGTTGGATCTCCATGCCAATTGCATGCGAGCACCACAATTTCAAAGTCATCCTTCAGTCGCGGCAGTACCGCACCACTGACACGGCCGAAACCAGTCATTGCTGCAAAGTCAGCAACCCATAGGATCTTAGTTTTTTTAGCCATTTAAGACGAATTATCTCGTTTTACTATACTCAATTCAACGGAGTAGTCGACCACGCTAAGAATCTCTAAACACCTTTCTTTCAATTTCTTTTTGCTCACAATACTGGGCCTTGAGTTTGTGCTTTAAAAATTCAGCAGCTTTATGGGTTTCTGTTCTGTCTCCACACGTGTACAGATCAATAGCACAGTACCTTTCGCAAGGCCATGTATGAATAGATGCGTGGGATTCAGCCAGCAGTGCCAATAGTGTGACACCTTGCGGCTTAAACTTCTCGCCAATAATGCGCAGGATAGTTGCTTTGGCCATTACCAAAGAAGCCTCAAGCAATCGTTGAAGCTCCTGGTAATCATCCAAAACCCCTGGATCACAATCGTATAGATCCAGTATCAGATGCCGGCCATTTCCCACTACATTGTTGCATCATTCTCTATTGTCTCACCAGTAGGTACAAAAAGCTCAGGGTATTGATCCTTATAGCGGTCAGGGTTTGCTGCAAATTCCACAACCGAAGGCAGCTGCAAATACCTGTCGATATTCGACTCCTTGATGGCAATGTTAAAGACCTGCATACCAGACGCCGCCTTCTTGGAGTAGACGTTCAGCTTGAGCTGGTGCCTGCAAATGTCCAGGAACAAGGGCTCAAACCTACCGCGTGACATGATGCCCACGTTGCAATTACGACAGAACTCCGCATAGCTGGCATACAACCAACGCGTATTGTCCTTGTAATAGCCGCCAGTTCCATTCGGATTCTGCTGACAGAAACCAACGTGCGTCATCACATTCGGCTGGAACACCAACTTGTGATCCATCCAATCCAACAGTGGATTCGACCGCAGGCTTTGCTGCTTCTCATACTTACGGAAGAAATCAATCTTCTTGCCGGTTTCCATGAGGCAAGCACGCATGTCATCCTCAGTCATATCCAACAACCAGTTCACCAACCCTGGCAACAAAGGAGCGAACACACCCTGGGGGACACCCTTGGAATCAAACTTAATCAGTTCCTTTTGTTCTGCCTGACCGCCCTCAAACGGACGGTCGAACGGAATAGTAAGGCGGCGACGCGCAAGGCCAGAAGTGTAATCAGTTGATTGAATAGCTTCATTAGCTGTAATCATCACAACTCCATGATACTGAAACGGATCCTGACTTTCGCTTTGATACTTGCGTTCACTACGGATCCAATCATTACCGGTAATCGCCTTCAGCTTTGATACCGATCCACCCCACCTATCCGCATCCTGGAACAGCAGAAGTTTCTTACCCATGTAGCTTGCAGCTTCAAACCTGTTCTTCTCCAGATTCTCAAAGTCTGTTGAGTAGGTGTTCTGCTTACCAACCAATGCCACAGCCAGGTTTGCATAGGTCGACTTACCGGACTTACCGGGGCCAACAATCTCCACAAACTTCTGGATCTCATAACGCCCCAGTAGCGTGGCACGCAACCATGCACGTAACACCTGAACACGTTCCCAGCTACCGTGCTGCACATGCTTCAGCCACTTAATGATGTCCTCACACCCAGCCGCTGGATCATACCGATAAGGCATTTGCTGGGTCAGATACATCCCCCGATTAAATGGAAGCAACTCCTTCTTCTCAATATCCAATACCCCATTGGTAAACAACAGGTAGTTGGAACCGTCATACCAATCATCAAACACCAACACCGCCTGGAGCTGCAGGTAGATGTCATTCATCAAATTAGAAGTGAATCCACCGGGAAGGTGCAGTACTTGCAGCTTTTCCCGAATGTCACCCATCATTTCGATCTTCGTGAGAGGCGACCAAAGCCCATCACTTTCTTTAGCATAAATAAAGAATTGACCGTGGGCTTGACTAAAGCGCAGATCTCCGTTATATGTTGAGCGCAAATGATCTACGATTTCGCTGGATGACGGGTTCTTTGACGTTTTCTTCTCTTCTTTTGACTTCATGTTTTTTGTGTCCAGCTCCTGCGGCTGCCATTGATTTGTCTGAGTGGCATCGGATGCAGCACATGGAGCGGTTACGGGAGTCATTTGAGATTCTTCCAGATCAATTTCAGCCAATAATTTTGAAGCGTGCTCTAATGTCGCATCATCAACACCCAGCCCCCTATACTCCTGGGACGGCCGCCACCCCTGCTCACGAGCAACGTGAATCAGTGAGCCAATGCTGCGACCGGAGCCACGAGTAAACGACAGCCACCGCCGGTGACACTCCCCCTCCCTATACTTGTCCGACTGCTTGGACCATTCTTCCCACTGATCAAGGAGTGATTCATCGAGATTATGGAGTGATTGACCGACCGTAATCCAGATGTCATAGTCATCCGCCGCCTCTGGAGGCATGCCCCACATTGCCTCTGCGGCAAGCTTCATATCCCGATCAAGGTCCACAACACTGTTAATCGCAAACCCTGGGCCAATAACACGCGTTGTTTCCTTTGCCGGAATACCTTGCTTAACATTCTTGTTGATGATGGCATTCAACAAGAAATCCGGCACTTCAGGCACAGCCTTTGCCCACTCAAACCCAAGGCCTGGAGCCGTGTAGTACCCATCCGTTTCCGGATGCAACCCCATTAACACGCCCTGGTGCCGCTTCCACAGAATCTCAAGCTTCTCTTTGTCTACTGCTGCGTGCCACGTGTACTTATTCCGAACGATGTGCTTATGTTTCTCACGGCTAACGCGGTATAACCTACGTTCCCTACCTTCCTTCCCACTAAAAATTGTCAGCGTGGGCGGCATGACCTGAATGAAAGGTGCATCGGCCAACTCCTCCACCAGCTGGTACACCGATGGCCCATCAATGTCAATCCAGATGAAACCGTACGGATGGTTGTAGACAGGACCACCGAGCAAGCCAATAGCTTTACACTTCCCGCTTGTCAATTCATCTTCAATTTCCTTGACACTAAACGGTTTGTTCTGCCATCCAGCAACATACGGATCTTTCTTGGCACCAAGCGGAGTGAGTGGCCAATCCGCTGGGATGTAATCAAAACGAATTTCGCCGGGCCGGAGCGAGAGCTGAGAAGTATTAGTCATTCGTTAACTGATGGCATGAGTTCCACTTTAAAGTCTTTATTGGCAAATGCCCGGTCCTTCACCAAGAAAAAAGCATGAAGATGCATAGTGGTGGGCAGATAAAAACAGTCCCCATCCATCGCACTATTCATGCGATTCTGAAGACTATTCATCCACTCACCAACGGAAACGTAGATTTCCATCGGAGGGTTGCTTGGTTGTTTACTTATCCTAGGGCCACCAATCCAAGGACAACCTTACGACTTCCCAGAGTTTTGAGACTCATTAGACTCACTTATATCTCAGACAAGATCCTGGTCCTGCTGACCATACTCTTCCATTTGCGTGTAATACTCTTCAACCAGTTTGTGCCAATCCGCATGCAAAGCATTAAGAAAATTCCTGGAGATCTTAAAGACTTGCGTACGAACTGGTGTTGATACCAAGATGGCAGCCTGCTGGACCTTAATACCAAGCGTCTGGGTAATGGCCAAGTCGTAAGCCGCAAGCTGCTTCAAAGTTTTTTTGAATTTCATGTGACCACCCAAGAGATCACGCCATTCAGGCGACCCCTTCTCCAGGTCTTTAGGCCACTTGCGACTGTAGGGTTTGACGCTGGTTTTCAAATCAGCGAGAGTAAGCTTGTTATTAACCACACCGATAATGTCGGGAGCACCAGCCCAAGCTCGCCCGTCAGGATCGCAACCCCAAACGCGAGCAACGTCATCAGCGCCAATAGTGAATTTAAACCGATCAACCACAGGCGTCTCTGCCCATAGGACTTCGTCGAACTGATCCAGAATTGACGGCATGCCTTGCCAAAAGTCTTGGTACTCATCAGCGATCTCCGGAGTTTTGTTCCCTTTTAGGTACTGCTCCATACCATAGTGGATGGCAGTCCCTCTTTCAGCAGCGGCCTCCTTAACACCTGGATTATTTTTTGACCACATTTCAAGCTTCCGTTTGTTTGCTTCGGAAGCAGTCTCAGATATGATTGTAGTTACAGACGGGGCTGGGCCAGTGGGTAACGGCGTGGTGTAATGCCTTTTGCCGTTAAGCGTAATTCTGGTTGCGGCCCTGTTTAGGTTCCGCATGAGATCCGGTTGCTTATCCTGGACCTTAATCCAAGGATCCGATAAATCTATCTTAGCAACCATTGAAGCTTTTGTATATTATCCTCAAGTTACCACATTAATTATCAAAGTGCGAATGAACGGTTTTGTGTACGCAATCTCCAGCATCCTCCTGGCTCTATTGACAGTTGTGGCCATTGATGCTTATCTGATCTTTATTGCCTCTACTCCAGGACAATGACAGGACTTGATAAGTTCTGGTACTCAATCCGCGGATGGTACAGCTGCGCCTCCTGGATCATTACTGAAATTGTCAAGGAGTATCTCCCAGACTTAGTCTTCTGGAAACCACCCACTCACCCAGATGATTTCAACTGGTATGCAGAGCGTGTCAACGGAAGGCTCGCCATGCTAGCGGTAACCATCATCTTAGTCACCGAGTTAACCACCAAATCTTCCATTTGGAATCTTGTCCATGTCCTGTAATCTCACCCGTTTCTACTACGACCTTGACGGCTGGCCCGTAGTGGAAGACATTGAAACCACTGAAGCCGACGCATTTGAACAAAGCTTACAGAACGAAGATATCTCTTATACTCGAGTTGATTTGTAAAACGCCATGACTAGCTGGGACGACTACTTTACCGAAGTAAAACCAAAACTTGGCGCCAGGGCACGAGGCTTTGAAAAGATCTTTGCCTACCTGGATGAAACCACCAATCCAACCGTTATTGAAACTGGCACATACCGCGAGGAGAACAACTTCACCGGAGATGGTTGCTCGACCCTCCTCTTTGACAACTACGTCAACGATCGTGGTGGCAGCGTAATCTCTATTGACAATGACCCCAAAGCCTGCGCTTTGGCTTCGGCAAACACCAGCAATCTCACCGAAGTTGTCGAGTCCGACTCAGTTGAATTCCTTGGCACGCTACGGGGAGACGTTACTCTCCTCTACCTGGATTCCTACAACATTCAAAATTGGCACGATGATTGGGCCCCGGCTGCACATCATCTTAAGGAATTGTTTGCAGCTAAGGACATCATTCAGCATGACACCCTTATTGTCATTGATGACAACATCAAGTACGAGGGTAAGCGCCTGGGTAAAGGACGCCTGGTCTACGAACTGATGGAGTCCCTGGGCATCGAGCCATTCCTCGACGACTATCAAGTTGGCTGGGTGTGGCAGGAGCTGTAACCCCTACCTCATAGCAGTGAATGCCGTATTGCAAAAGTTGATACGGCATTTCATACTATTTGAGTTAGTACAAAAAGCGCATGTACACCAACGCGTTTATACTTAGAGGACCCCGTATTTCTGAAATGTCTTTATCCAATCAGGTCAAAGAAGCAGTCAATCAAGCCGCCGAGAACCTCCGTGATGCGCTTGCGTTTGCTGCCAGATCTGAACATCCAATGACCATTGCAACTATCTCCGATCTTCTCGTACGTTTAGAATCAGTTGAATCCATGGATCAGATCTTAGAGAAGTTTGGTCATGGCCACAAACAAAAAGAGGACAGTCCCTTCGGATGAAGAACGGTTAGACCGTTACTTTGCATGGTTGAGTTATCAAATTCCCAAGCCACCCCTTGGGTGGGAGTTGAGTATGAAACCGTGTAAGTGGGCTAAAATATTAGAAGAACGCAAACAAAACAATGGCGGACAAAAAGAAACCTGAAGGTTTGTACAAAAACATTCAGGACAAGAAAGAGCGTATTGCTGCAGGTTCCGGCGAGAAGATGCGGAAGCCTGGTGAAAAAGGCGCACCAACTGCCAAGGCATTCAAAGATTCTGCTAAGACCGCAAAGAAAAACAAAAAGTGATAGTGTGTCGGAGAGCACTAAAGCTCCAGGGTAATAGTCGAAACCCTGACATCTTACGGTAGGGCTTGCACAGCGGTAAGGAGGATATGATCCCGGTGTGAGTAGCCGGGATTTTTTGTGTAGACTATTGTTTTTAATCCCAACAATCACGCTGGATTAGCTCAGTGGTAGAGCAGCAGTTTTGTAAACTGCCGGTCGTCAGTTCAAATCTGACATCCAGCTTTACTCGCTATAGTTACAAAAGAACGCGCAGGCATTAGTGCCAACAAGTCCACGCAGGTTACAAGAAAACCGAAAGAGATTCTTGGAATACAAGAAGACTCTTAAGTGTGAGCACTGCGCCCTGAAAGACTATAGGGTCCTTGAGTTTCACCATGTAGGTGACAAGGATTTAAATGTGTCAAGTATGGTTAATCACGGATACGCCTGGCGCCGTATCCAAGAAGAAATCAATAAATGCATTCCGCTATGCTGCAACTGCCACCGGCTTGAGCACTGGAGTGATTAAATGCTATAGTATTCATAATTTATATTTTAATTATGAAAACTTGCAAACAGTGTAAGCAAATAAAACCCTTAACTGATTTTTACAATGAACCAAGAGTCAAAGATGGCAAGCAGGCAAGATGCAAAGTATGCCATGGAAAAGTAACAGAAAAATATCGCAAAGAAAATCCTGAAATCTATAGGAAAGCTAGTTTAAAAAATTGGCATTCTTTAGATGTTAAAAAGAAACAAGAAAGGTGGATCAAAAGGTATGGCATTAATGCAAAAGATTACAAGCAGATGTTTGATGAACAAAATGGTGTTTGTAAAATTTGCCAAAAATCTTGTTTGTCTAGGCAATTTTTATCAGTAGATCATTGTCATCAAACAGGAAAAGTCAGAGGTCTTTTATGTGTCAAATGTAATACAGCTTTAGGAATGTTAGATGACAATATTCAAAATCTTACTTCTGCAATTGAGTACCTTAAGAAGCACGCAAAATGCTCTTGATAAACCAAGCCGCTTTAAATCCTTGCCCCACTAAATCAGCCAAGAAATTTGCAATATCAATTGCGCCAATTTTTTGTGCAATAGGTTCAAGTTTTTTTGCCTTCATGCCAAGCTCTTCAAGGTTTTTATAGTACACGCTTAACATGTTTTTCCATTCATAAGAAGAAACAACTTGCATTTGAGGAGCTAAATCCCGCAACTCACAGGCGCATTTTGGAAGATAAAAATCCATTGAGCGGATGAACTCAGCAAGAGCGTCGAACTGCTCTAAGTGAGCTTCGTATTGTTCACCTAAAAATTTATGTACACTAATAAAATCAGGGCACTCAATATTGAGATGAATTAAATGTGATTGGGTCTCAAGTTCCTTGAGGTAAGCGCAAAGTGAAATGCACTGCTGGATGAATGCACCCACATCACCACCAGCCTTGGATTTAGCAGGAGCTTTAGGTTTGTCCTGGGGCTTAGGAACAGGTTGTACCTGAGGAGTTTCCGCAGCCTGGTACTGTTGGGGAGCAGGAGTATACATAATTTTTTAACTGTAGTTCTATTATAAAAGGAAGTGCAACAATAATTTCATGCATTAAAATAAAAAGATAAAGGCAAAACTCATGGCAGCACGTCCCCCCGATAGTTTATTTGTTACTTATCCTTTGCTTGATGCACCTGCTTCGTGTGCTTCCACTTCTGTTTATTTACCTCCAACTATTGTCACAAAAAACTATTCGTTGTTTGTAACAGTAGCATCAATTAATACCAACGTTATCATTGCATTAGAAGGATCAATTGACGGAACCAACTGGTCTAAAATAATTGCTAATACAACCATTACCGCTAACGGTACAACTCATTACAACTTAACAAACCACCCGATGAGATACGTTCGACCAGTATTTGTATCTGAATCGGGCGGCACTGCGGCAACTGTATTATTTTCTCTTGGCACTGGCAACTAAAATTGTAGTTCTTCTTGCCTCCACTCAGCACGCAAGTGGCCGTAGTCCCGTGGCTCAGTAACACTTACATCAGTTGCACCACACACACCACAAGTTCCCATGTGGTGTGTGGAACAATTGTCAGGTCCAATATAAGTCCCGTTCTTATACCAGGCGCCATACTTTACGCCACACTTGTGACATATCCAAGCTGGATAATCAATTCGTTTTTGTTTCTTCATTGCTTTTGATAAGATCAACTAATGTTTTACACTTAAGGTAATCATCTTGTGCACTCTTAGCTATGTTTGTAGCCGCAATCAAGAATGCTTTGTAGAACTGTTCGGCACTTAGTTCATGCGCAAATTCACAAAGAGTGTCACTGAAATGTTCGATTGCTTTCTGTAGATAAATGTTGTCATCTACCTCGGTAGGTCCAATATCAACCTCGGCAAGTTCTTTGTAAAACGAACGCCAGTCTGGCATTTCATACGTAGCCTTGGAGGTGTCGTGCAAATTTTCGCGTGAGTCTTTAGACACTAAAGGTTCATCCATAGAAGCAACAATGGCGTGAGTGCGGTACCACTCTTGCCATTCCTTGATGGCATTGATGGGTTCGTGTGGATGGTCCATAAAAGAAAAAGCACACCCGCATTGTGATGTGCTTTGAAACAACTGTGTTCAATATAAAGCTTAAGATATAACTACCATGGGTTCTGTGTCAAGCGCAACCGCTGGCAGCATACCAGCCTCGTATTGACGCACTGCTTCCACCATTTGGAAGTACTTCTCCCGACAGTACGGACCTGCCTCATTCAGGCAGAAGGCTTCCCACAGACCGGTGTACAGGCCGTGCATGGGATGCTGTGGGTGCTGGCGTCCAGAGCACTCATACATGTGCTCAGTAAAGTCTGCTTTCTTTTGCTCAGCAATAACATTCCAGTTGCGGAGTTGTTCCTTGAGCCAAGGCGTGTCAAAAGCCCCAGCAGTTTTAAGTTTGATTGCGAGGTCGTCAGTCATTGGAATCCAGTGCGGTGATGGAAGTGAATACAGAAGACACAGTAGGGCTTGCTTCGTAGAGGAGATCATCAATCTCATCCTGGAGCGCAATCGCAATATCCTGCGGAGTTTTACCACCGAAGGAGTCATACTCCACTTCAATGTCAATTGCAAATGACACCGTTAGTTTTGGCACAGTAACTGGTTCCATCAATAACTGGGAGGACCCAGTCACTATATCAGTTATTCATGAGTCGTTCCAGGGAATGGGCTTGATGTTGCTGGTAGTAACCAAGACGTTCTTGGATTACGTTGTAGTAATTGATAGCACCATCTACCATTTCTTCTGCCGTCATTTGGCCTGCAAGGTTTTCATTTGCAAGCATGGCGGCAGTAAGGATGACAACTCCAAACTCCTGCTTGGAACCAATCAACGCAGAAAGAGGTGTCCCATCCTGAGTAAAACCAGCAATCAAACCATTGAGAACTGAATCACCACCCATGGAACACCCCGTATAGCCTTAAGTTATTTACCCATCTTAGCCAAGTAATACCAATAAGCATTCATAGCATTTTGATGGAACCTCTTACCGAGGAGCAACTTAAGTTTCTTTTGATCTAATTCATCCGCACGTGTTTCGTTGTACGGCAGTACCTGGTCCTGATCTTTGAGCATATCGATCTCAAGATCATTCATTTCCAGCTGAAGATCAAAGTCTTTTACTGCGTGTTGATGGCAGTTCATTTTGATCTTGGCATCATCCACATTGGATGGCGCTTCAATCTTCAGGTAGAAATTGTCCTGGATACTCGGGTGCTTGTAGTTCCACACGTGGTTCGACATAGATTCGCTTAGAACTGATGCTGTACTCTTGACAGACCTTGACCCCACTTGGTAGAAGTTGTCCGGTTTGGTAGGCGTCGCGGATGGCATCGAGGTTTGGGAGTACTTTAGTTTTGGTGGCAGGTTCTGTTCTTGTGGAAAGAACTTCTCCTGACATTGAACGTAGCACAATTTCTTTAGTTGTGGTGACTTGTTCTTCGATGCAATAGAGTTGCCTGTGTTCAGGACTCCAAACGTCTGGATCCGACGAGACTTCAACCGTTAACTCCCTCTTCTTTACAAGTGTAAACTGATAGTTGCGGCCAGTGATTTTGTTGGTATCAAATGGCAATGACCGCTTCAACCAGTTTAACAACCCCTTGAGGGACCGCAGTTGGGATTCGTGGTGACGCTTAGCTTGCGTGATGAGTTCAGTTTCTTTCTTGATGCGTTCCAAGGCGTCGTCATGCGCCGCCATGGCGTAATAGATACGATCAACCTTTTCAGACCGTAGGTTGGCGCAACTCTCAAGCTCTGCTTTTGCCAAGTCCTGGGACTCAGGAGTAAGTAGAGGCAGTGATTTTTCAAGAGCATTGTAGTGCTCGTAAAGCTTGATGACACTAAGCTCGTTGAGTTTAGTTGATGTGATTTGAGTCATGATTCAAAAGAACTTGTTTGATGTTGGCTTCAACATTTTTAAGCGCACGCCAGTCACCAGTGGTACCTGATGTTACAAGCGTGGCACCAGACGGATGCTTAAAAATCAGATGCTTCTTTTTCCTGATCAGAATAAAATCGTAGGTTTTAGCTAGTGCAATGATTTGTTTTGTTGCATCGTGTTTAGTCATGCCCAACTATGTTGAACCTTGTTAATCAAATAGGTCAGCGCCATGCCTGCCGCTGCCCACAACAAATCTTTAACAACAGGAAGAACAATGCCAAGGATGGATTCAAACATGAGTTGATTAGTGGATCTGGTTAAAGTCAGTTTAACGTCATGACCAGGACGCATTGTCACTTCTCTGTATGAATTAACACAGAGACGTTATTAGCAAGCGCCTCCACTTTTTCTTTAACTGTTTTAATCTCACGCATCATATCCTCACGGGAGATAAACATCTTGGGACCATAGGGATCATCTTTGCCTTCAGGATCAACAATATCCCGTGCCTCTGCTTCAGCGGCATAGACACATTCCTGGAACATCTCCCAGGCAATCTTCTCATCCATGACGGCCTTTGCTCCCGGATGAAATGCAAGTAGTAACCTACCAAGGAACTGGGTTTTTTTCTGGAAGATCTCAATGAATTGATCTTCTGGTAACCCGCATGAATCAAGTTTCATTGTCGTTTAGTGCGTCAGATACAGCAAGAGTAAGCGCATCAAGAATAAATTGTTTTTGTTTTTCTTCACCCCACGACATCCATTGTTCCAGTGAGCAGTCGTTCTCATCCCACTCAATGACAATTGTACCGGAACCATCAGGCTCTTCTTTGTATTCAATCTGTAGGTTGTTGACCCAGCTCATGATTTCTTGACGGCCTCCTTGAGTTGTGGTAGTGAGGTTCCAGGGAATGGAATGTAGCCCGCCTCCATCATATTGAAGAACAGGTCCCATGCATCGTTCTGTGTCAGGACCTCCTGTGGTTTGTAGGTACGCCAGTGGCTAAGCGGTGCTTGCGCACCTGACTTGGTGTGAAGCAATACGAAACGTCCGTCACTGTTGGAGTCAACAGGAGGTGCGTACCACCAAGCCACGCACTTGTCAGACACACCACTATGTGCAGCATTACGAATCTCAGTACGTTTGCAAAGCAGTTCCCTATATTTCTGGAACCAAGTCAGATGAATGCACCAGGGTTTGAATCCCTGCATTTCCTCCTGGAATAACGAAACATTAAGAAGTTGACGCTGAAAGGACCCACATGAGCAGTAAGGTTCACGAGTGCTGGCCGGAACACTTGAGGCGTTTTCCTCCAGGTCAGACTCCATGTCAATTGGCCCAGACGGATTCCAAATCCCATCCGGCGCAACCAGATGTCCCAGATCCGTTTGGTCCGACTGGAGAAGCGTGGTGAGCTTGACGGGGTCGGATAGGTGTATAAACTTGCCTGCCCAGTGGGCTTGGAGTTTTGCATGGGATGTTGTGTGTCCAAGGGCGTGAGTGTAGGTCCATCCTTTAAACAATACGTAAGCATTGTTACGCCATACACTAGGGCCACGGTAATGAGGGCCAAGGTACGAGAAGAAATCTTTTAGACGGTGAGTATACGAGCTGAACGCAGTCTTGATCAACTGCCTGTCATAAGTCTGCTCACTACCATCGCGACGCACAACAATACAATTGTCGCCTCGCACACCAATGCCAGCAATCTCGGAGTCATCAAAATCCTGGTACGCACGACGGATGTTAGTACGAGTGTAAATGCTGGTTTGTGCAGCGTTGAGTTCAAGAACAGTTTGAGTTGCCATGGTTGAGTTGAGGGTTGAGTTAGACATGCCAAGAATCTTCTTCTTGGATGTTAGAGTTAGTGCGGCTCTGGACTAGGCGGTGAGCTTGTTTGCTCATGCGGTAGGTCCCGTATGCCAATGCAGCCCAGGCAACGGGAGTGCTGCCGACCGCAATGATAGCAGCACCAACCAATGCCGTGGTGCCACCAGCAATAATAGCAGCCGCGTCAGCCTTGTGCATTGTGTGCTCCTTAATACATTGTGAAGGTTGACGTTGCATTTAACTATGGAAGTACAATTGATTTGTAACAACTGAATACCTATGGAAGAAATTCAGTACGTACCCCTGAACAAATTTCAGATTGAACCATCGCTTGATGATAAGTTTTGGTTAGAAAAAATCAAACGTTCAATTCAAGACTGTAACTCCGTAAGTGAGTTAAAAGAAATGGCGACCTTGCTTGCGCAGATCGCCACTAATCGTCAAGGTTGTATCCGAGGGTTAGTCCAGGATATGTTCATCTTCAATAATGTTTCCATTAATCAAGATGACCTGGCTAACCCCAAAGTTGAACCTACATCAAAGCAGTGAAGCGTCTTCCCCTGTCAGCTCATCGCGAGAGGGCAGGGCTTTGACATCCACTGGATCCATGGTGCGGGACACAGGCAGAATCTCAACACCTTCCTTGATGCCATAGGCACCACCGAGTTTGTCTGAGTCCTGCTTGGCATGGACGTTGATGTAGTCCTGGAACATCTCTTGATACTTCCAGGTTGATTCCCGATCTTCATCAGGAATTGACAGACGATTCAAAGATTCAACTGCATCTTCCTGGGAGCTGTAATCAGGAATGTCAAAGGATTCAATGGCGCAGATCTCAACGTTGTTGGCACCGCGCATTTCATTTGCCAGCACAGGGCAGAACACCGTGGTGGCATAGAACTTTTCATTGAATGCCAGAGGCACTTCAGAGTCCAGTGCTTTGCTCAGGCACTTGGACATTTCTTTTTCATACAGACGGATCTTCTCAGAAACGTCAGTGCCATTCAAGCCTTTCAGCGTGAGCACCATAGGGATCTTATGGGCACGCTTGTTGTCCTGGGTCAGTACATACACCAGGTATTTGGTACGCACGCTGTACCTGCGCTTGTACATTTCACCTTTGCTGTTGGCAAGATCAGATGCAATCTTGTCAGCCTCAAACAGTTCTTTGACATTTGGGCTGTCAAACGAACCAATCACTTGGCGCATCCCAGAGGTTTCTTCAACCATCAGGGGAGAACGCAACAGCACTTGAAGGCGAGGCTCAGTAAAGTTCAACCCCTCTTCAATTGAAGTGTTGGGAGCCATACCAAAAGTTTGCTTGTAGTTCCAGATGACTGAACTCTTTGCAAACTGATCTTCAGTTGCGGTCCAACCGCAGGTATCTAGGTCAGACTTACGCACAAACCAACCACGAGTCTTGGACTTGTTCAGTGGTTGGATGGTGACCAGGTTCTGGTAACCCGATACAAATTCTTTGGACTGGAACATCTTAAAAGATTCCAGACCGCGTGTAGCAAGAGCAGAAGTTTTTTTCGTAGCCATTGTGTTGATGTCCTTTAAAGACGGAAGTTGGGTCATGGTCAGTTCGTAGTAAACGATGGATGCTTTTAGCGCCATCCCAAGGCGTGACTCAGTCTACGTCAAAAGGCAGCCGAGCTTTTTCTTTGTCAAGGTTCCTCAAGTAATCGTCGTGTTCATCAACGATTTCTTGCATGGCCTCATGAATACTTTCACGGGCATACCCCATTGCTGAAAGAAACTGAATGAAGTGAGACATCACCTCATCCGTAGTAACAGCTTGGGACTCAAATGAAATACTTAGATCTTCATCCGAGTGGGAAAACCGAATGCAATTAGTTGTCATCAGAAAGGAATCTCGTCGAGGTTAGGAGCTTGTCCGTATTGACCAGGGATTTCAGGCAGACCGCCACCTGATGCTTGGTTCCAAGGATCGTTGTTCTCCTCAGCGGTGCGTCCACCCCAGAGGGATGTTACCTCACCTGCCGATGCCACAGTTGTTTGCGGTGCTACAGGCTTAGGCGCACTACCATCTGCTCCTTTGGGAGCCAAGGTCATATTGACCAGTTGAAGTTTGGAGATGTTACGAATCTCCTGGGTATTGGCATCTTTAAAACGATCAGTAACCAATCGTCCATGGATCGTAATACCCGTGCCTTTCCTGGTGAAATTCACCAGAAGTTCGGCTTGATTAAACTTGTCTGTTGCATTGTTGATTGCATAAAAGTTAAACAGATCCGCTTGGCCTTTACCGGTATTAACCGAGATGCTTTGATTGGCAATCATCAAACCATCGGCGGTTGTTTTAAATGCACGTGCATCAGACTGATCAATGTCTTTAACACAACGACCAGTCAATATGATTGAGTTGAGGATTGGGAATGTATCTGTAACCTCTGCAACAACTCCTCCATGTAGCGAATACGTTTTGGATTCGAGATCATAACGTAGCTTGGCGCCGTGAATGTAGATGAGGTTTCCTTTATGCAGTCGCTGGAAACGCTCGGATTGTTTTCCGTAGATGTTGTATTCAATTGTGGTAGGTGCTTTGTTTCCAACAGGAGGAAGGATGACGGAGCAACGAATTGCAGTTGAGGATGCGCTAGTAAAAACTTCGCGTGGGTTTTCACCCAGCTGTGCACAGATGCAACAAAAATTCATGGGATCAAAAGGATAGTGTTACAGCAGTTTAGCGTCATGCCTAGGACGGACACCCATTCTTATGAATGGTTAATGCGTCTCAGACCAGTTGGATCCTACACGAGAGTCGCCTTCAATCAAACACCTGAACCCAAAGAATTCCTGTGCTTGTGGGAACGCGGCCATTGCCTGCTCCTGGATCTTCAAAATGTGTTCCGGCTTGGCAGCCAACTGAACTTCATCATGGATCATCAGCATTTGTTCCCAGTCTTCTCCATACACCAGGCCCAAGTTATTGGTGATGTTGTTTTGAATTGTAATAACAACTTGTTTCATAAGAATTGCACCTGCTGATTGCAACAGCACATTCAATCCTTTAAACGCTGAACGACAATACAAGTGGCGACCGTCGAGCCCAATCAAATACGTACGTTCTGCAAGTGTATTCTCAATTTGTTCCTTGAGGTGACGCAATGCAGGTACACCTTTCATGAATGAATTGATTGCAGTCCTTCCTAGTTGACGCAGAACTGTTTCATCTTTTTCATTCGGATCCACAATCGTGCCAGCCTTTAGTGCACCAGCTCCATACAACAATCCATAAAGCAAACGCTTAGAGATATCCCTGGTAGCCACGCCAAATAGTTCCTGGTTGATTGTATGGATATCTGATTCAGGATTAACAACAAGCTTGGCGTACTCACCGCCATCCCAAATGGCTAGATATCCAGCAAGACAACGCAGCTCTAACGCTTTGGCATCGATACCAAGTAGCTGCCAACCCATAGGAGCATGGAAAAAAGAACGGCATTCTTTACCGTAAGGTGAGTAACCAGCAGGGACTTGACCCATGTTTGGGTTGCGATGAGCGCAGCGGCCAGTGATACAACCATTAGTAACAACATCACCGTGCATACGACCAGTGTCGTTATTAACCAACTTGTTCCAAGCGTTGTTGCCATCTACGATTTGTCCTAGACGTTTTTTGACCAGCATGTATTGAGCTAGTACCTGGGCCTCTGGATATGGAAGTGATTCAAGTACATCGTCATCAAGAATTGGATTACCTTTCTCAGTTGTTTTTTCAGGAGTCCATCCGTACTTTTCTTGTAGACGATCAACAATTTGTTGGCGTGAACCTGGGTTGAATTCTTCATAATGAACCTTGACAAATGGTTCACCCTTGACATAACCCCTAGCTTTGTTGTTGACCTTTGGAATGAATACTGTTTCATGTTTGATTGGCGGAAAGATTTCTTTTAGTTTTGCCTCGATGTCTTGTTGCTTTGTGCGTAGTTCATCCACAAGATCAAGAGATGCATCAACATCAAAAGGAATACCTGATCTAATTTGTCGGTTAATCGCGATAGCAAAGTCATGCTCAAGTTTGAGCGCTGATTGCGGATAGTATTCGTCTGCAATCTTTTGCCAAAGCCTGGTAGTAATGACAACGTCCTGGACGCAGTACACCAGCATTTCCTCAGAGTATTGCGAGAAGTCTTTGAAGTTGATTTTGTTATCGGCCAAGCGCCATCCCCAGGCCTTAAGAGAAGCTGATCCCCGCAGTTTCGATGGAACCTGCGGATATTGTTCTGCGTCAAGGTCATTGAGTAATTCCCTTGGCCAGATCAATCGAGTGCACACAAGTGTGTCGATGACCCTGGCATTGTGCGTGAAAGTAGGATAAAGCTTTGTTAGTACAGGAATGTCATAGAAGATTACATTGTGACCAAGGAGTACATCAGCGGTTGCCAAATGAGCAAGAGCATCAGTAATACAATCAGGCCCGTAAGTAAAAGTTTGTTTTCGATTGATGTCATAAATAACAATGCAATGGACAACAGTGGCCTGATCGTACAACCCGTCCGTCTCACAATCAAATACAAGCCAAGTATCACTTGCGGAACTGGGCTTCATCGTAAACGTCGAGTTCTTGACGGGCGAGCTGGTCATCATTCTTGTTAATCCAATTTAAAATTTGTTGCGCACCCGCACGATACGGATGCGAAAAAATCTTGGTAAGAGCTACGTCAGAGTCTAATGGAACCAACTGGAAAGAATTAGTTTTGCTGCATGCATGTACCGCATGCGGCGCTCCTGATTTCCAGGAGACAATGACGTAGCTCATCTGAACAAGAAGATAACTGTCAGATGTTATCGGATTTGTTTGTCAATGCAAGATATTCAGGATATCTTCTGCATTGATTTACCGTACCCAACAAACTTCCCATCCTTCTTGCGTTGAGACAACGCTTGGGATGCAGGAGTACCTGCCCTTTGGGACCCATGAACCAAGAGTGCGAATGACTTGTCACCAAGGCAGTGGCTATCGTCATGGTCGATCTCAAGTCCACGCTCTGCTGCTTCTTCTTCCGTGTACACCACATACGCAATGCGTGTGTAAACGTCTGGATACTTAAGCAACATATAATCCAACGTACCGCCATAGGATGCGGTGAGATAAAAGTTGGATGGTATCAGATCTTTAAGATTGTGCCACATCCCAAGGGACTTGGTATAAGCATAGAACTTTTGCTTAGGTCGTTGCTCAGCAACCATCAGCCATGCTTTGAGATAGTTCTCAGTCCAGAAATCTCCTGACTCGTGAACACGCACCAGTTCTTTTGGTGGTTGCATGCTGAGCGACATGTCAATTAGATCACGCAACAACAATGCCTGGTTCCCATTGCCATACATAACATCACGCAGCAAATCCCAGTTGTGCCAGCGTGCCTCCCGTACGTTTGGCCTGACCTCTGCCATGGCAGCAAAGCAGCGGAACTCATCTGCTGTTGTGCCGTTGTACTGTGGCAGATCAATGATGGCACCAGTGGCACGATCCGCCATGGTCTTACACACACCCGCGTGAGGGCAGGCGTATCCCGCTGGCAGCGAGAAGATCAAACGATTCTTGAGCTTGCCGTTGCCGGTAGAAAACTTGAGAAGTTTCATGGTAGTTGAGTTGAGTTGACTAACAGTTTAACGTCATGCTTAGGACGTGTATGATTATATGGGGCGTAGCAGAGCAGCGTCAACCCCGAGGGAGTCAGGGTTTCTGCTGCTTCCCCTGGCTGGTAAGTGAATGACCTTGCGGCTTGATCACCGTGAGGTCACACCCTCCAGCTCGGCGGCGATGGCGAGGAGATCGCGGCGCGTATCCCACCGTTGTTGGTAATAGGCGTAGTAAGGCTCTTCTGTTCCTAGCCACGTCTCTTCCGGCACCACCTGATCCGCAGCGGCGCGGAGGGCGGCGGCAAGTGCTTGGGGTTCTTTGTCTTTGGTATAAAGGGTGTTGTCGCTCCAAGCATCCAACACCGCCTGCGCTTGTGGTGATAGTTCAGTCATTTCCAAATCTCCTTTACAAGGGCGAATACCTTCAACTTTACAAATGAAATCTGTAGCACCCTCAATTAACTCTTCTCGGAGCAAGGGGTCGGCCAAAATAGCTTTGATGTCAACTCTGTTTCGCGTTAGAGGTTCAGTCATTCAGGTAGCGCCTCCAAGGCGCGGCGAATGATCAAGCAGCGTTCGTTGTGCTGTCCGTGGTCAAGGTGCAGCAACGCCGCAAGCGCTTGCTCCTTTAAGCTTGACAGCTTGGGGCGGCGTGCGACGCGGAGTTTGTCTTCAGGCATGGGGAAATCTCCAAGGTATGGGAGATACTTAGATACCCACTCACAACACGCCTCCAGCTCCTGGTCCGCGCCCCATTGGGCGGCAATCACAAAGATCTGTTGAGTGCTTAATGGCAGGTTGTCCCACTTATCTAACAGCTCAAGTGGTGGAATAATTGGATGTTGGTTAGTCATTTTTCATCCTCCAAATTGTTTTCAACCCAGTCACCAAGGGTTGTTTTCAATGCTTGGTACTCACCCCAGCTAAATGACATACGCTGTTCACCAGCGCTAGTGCTGAGATGTACATCAAAGCCTTCACCGTTGTACCATTCGGTTACTTCGATAAAGTCATTTGGTTTAGCAAAGTGATCATACTCTGCCAAACAATTAAAACGTGCGTTGCGTTGGTATTCGTTTGGTGTCATTTGTGTTACACAGTGAACGACATGGTGTACGTCAATTGGAGTAAACTTCAGTATCAACAGATACAGAATAATGGATCAAGCACTGCTTGTGTACCTGGCAAACCAAAAGAAAAAACAAACACGCAAGGATGTAGAGTCCAAGCGTGCCATCAAAGAATTAAAAAAACAACCTGCTGAAGTTGTTGTCTGATTCAACGGGCTGACCAGAAGCATCCTCAGGCAATCCCTGGATCTCCTGAGAACACAGCTTCTCCAATGACTGGGAATTGTGCACAGAAGATTTGTTTGATTTCTTCTGCGATTTGTTTGTGTTCTGCTTGGGTTCCATTGGAAGTTCTTAACTGCAGGTAATGTATCCACGAACGGAGCGAACCGTTCATGTAAATCTTAGTCTGCGTACCCATCGGCAGGATGTTCCTGGCGCACTCTTTGGCAATGCCGTGACTTACCATCTCACGATAGAGATGCTCAGTATCCTCAAAGAGTTGACTGATGCGCCGATAGAAGTTGGCAACATCTTCCGATGTCAAGTCGTCGATACTGTTTTGTCTATTGCTGTGGTCTTGACGACGCAGGTGTGGGATAACAGCTGAGCCAAGCTCATTGATATCAGCGTAGCGCTGACTAAATTCTTGAAAGCTAAACGAACGATGGCGAATAATTTGTGCAGATATTGCACGTGTCGTGTTGATTTCAACACACATGTTAGCCATTTCGTACGGAGAGTAGTGTTTATGTTTTAACAAATAAGACAATAAACGCGAAGCAGTCTCAGTGTTTTTTGCATTCTTAGGATTTGATACCCTCGCCATTTCCACTATCAGGTTTTCTGCGTTGGGGGTGACCCACACTAATTCGACCTGCGACATAATCTGCTGCTTGTTGTAAAAGGAAATAGTTGTCATGGAACTTTCCAATTGCTTGATTGCATCTCAAGCAAAGAAGTCCACGTATCTTACCAGTATGGTGGCAATGGTCAATAGCAAAACGCCTGCCTGACCCACATTTAAATGTTCCACAAATTGCGCATTGATTGTTTTGCGCAATCAACATTTCATCATAATCTTTAACTGTTAATCCAAAAGTTTTTAGATTTGCAACTCTTTTGTAAATACCTTGGTATTTATGATTACGTTTTTTAACATAGTCTTTATATTGATCTGGTTTATCTGAATAATATTTACGTTGCAATTCTACACAACAACGTTTACATTGTGATCTGCGTTTTCTATTTTCTTTTGATATATGTGGAAACAAATCAATTGATTTAATTTCTTTGCACCTAGTGCACTGTTTTAATTCAGACATGAATTTACTCTTTAAAACTCCAATGCTGGTGCGTAATCAAATAACGCAACAACTTAGGGGCAGTCTCCATATTCCCTTGATTCTTTGGAGCTGACACCCGAGCCATGCGTGTGATCAACTCTTCGGCTTGAGGCGTGACCCAAACAAGTGATACGTTCATGGTTATTCCCCCGGGACAATAATTTGTTTTGTCAATGTAGCAAGCTGATCAATGGGACAAATCCTACATCTTGCATGTTTCATTGGAGACTTAAGGTGATCCCATTGCACAAGCAACATGTTCATGCGTTTACCGCTTTTGTTTAGCTGTGTGTCATAGCCAACGATGGTGCCATACCTTTGAGACCTATTGCGTTTAACAATCTCCTCAGCTTCTTTACTTACAGCAAACAACCCATGTGACTTGGGACGTTCGGCTACGCGATCACCAATGTTGAAGTCGTACTTGGCACCGGTCATTTAATGTGACTCCATGATTTGTAGTTGACAATGCGTGACACGTAAGAAGAACTTGTCCCATATTTAGTTGCTATGAATACCAAGGTTGTGCCTTGTTGATAAAGAGTGCGCATCATACGGATGTCCTTCTCTTGAAATACTGCAGAACCATGGGACTCACCACGCGTTATGTTACGTGTTCTTGGTGTGCCAGGCGGAGGGCCTGGCTTACGTTCTTCATAGTATTCAACAGTTCGAAATTTTGAATGGCAATCGAGGCATCGACAGTAACGCTTAGTGAATGTATCAAAGTGATCAGTGCAAGTAACACGTGTGTTCTTGCTATTGCATTGGCGACACTTCATTAATGTAACCTGAGTAACAGTGGTAGTAACTTAACAAAGATTACTTTCACACTTAGTTCAACCGCTGCGCCGAAGGTAAACCACAGGGCAAAGACGAGCAGCAGGGTGAGGGCGAGCAGGGCGTCAACTATCGGCACCCTCCACCCCAGGCACCGGCTCGATGGCGGGGCGGCCCCAGCGGGCTAAGGCGGCGCGGACAACGTCGGCTACCTCATCATGCCGAAGGTCAAATGCCCAGTAGTGGTCAGCCTCGCCCACTCTGGTTAGATCGGCGCACCGGCCATGCCAGTCATCAATCTCCTCATCCGTCGGC